CCGGTCGGCACGCCAGTGTTTGTGCGCCTGTCAGATGGCGCGGCAGCGATTACCGCGTTACCGGTCACCGATAACTCTGGCTCACTTACCGTTGATGGCACGGTCGCTGTCTCGTCGGTTGGCGGAACAGTTGCCGTTACGCAGTCCGGCGTATGGTCGCTGTCTGCGAATCAGTCGGTAAACGTTGCCCAGCTAGCCGGCACAACTGCAGACACGAATTCCGGCGTGAAGTCAGCCGGCACGTTGCGCGTGGTGCTCGCAACAGATCAGCCAGCGCTGACGAACAAGCTGCTTGTAACGCCTGACTCTGTAGCTCTGCCGGCTAACCAATCGGTCAACGTCTCGCAGATCAATGGCGTCACGCCCCTAATGGGCAATGGTGTCACTGGCACCGGCTCTCATCGCGTGACGATCGCGAGCGATAACACGGCATTCACTGTCAACGCCGCGCAGTCTGGTACGTGGACAGTGCAGCCCGGCAATACGGCTAATACGACGGCGTGGCTTGCATCTTTGCGTCCCGGCACATCGGGTGGATTGTCGATATTTCACTTGGTGTCCGGCGCTTCTACAAACGCAACGAACGTCAAAGCATCAGCCGGCCAGGTGTTCGGCTGGTACATCTACAACTCAAATGCTGCGGCTCGAAAGGTCGTTTTCCACAACAACGCTGGCACGCCCACCGCTGGCGCTGGCGTGATCTTCGCCATAGTGATTCCGCCAACATCCGCCGCGAACGTGTTCACCGATAACGGCATGGCGTTCGGGACCGGCATTGCAATAACCACTGTCACGGATCTTACGGATGCGGGAACAACGGCCGTGGCCGCAAACGACCTGATCATCAACATCTTCTACGCGTGAACCGTGCTCGCATGGATCGTCCAGCTTGGCTACAAAACCGCGCGGACAACGCCTCCAGTTCCAGCGGCTGCCGCTTCTCCATCAGGCGGGTTCTTTTATGACATTGACAGTTTTCGATCACGAAAACGCCGTGAGAGAGATCGACTTGCGCGGCATGAATCTGACACTCGTGATCTCCAAGACACCGAGCGGGAAATCGCCGAGCTACTTAGAGATCAAGAGCGCCGAGACATCGAGCGAGACGAACTTGCCCGCATTCAGCGCCTTGCTGACGAGTATTCAGGGCGCAACTTGGGTCTTCCACGCCGGGTCTCCGCATCGCTCCTGAAGGCGTACGAGGAGCGCACACGCAATTCCCTTGAACAGCTACAGCGCGAGCTCGAGCGAATGCTCGAGGAAGAGGAAATCGCGCTCATCCTGATCTTGAATGACGACTAACTATACCGCCGCCTACCGGCGGATTTACCCAGCTAGAAGGATTTGATATATGGAAGCTCTGGCTAACGACTCTGTCGTGTCGCCTGCGAACGCTGCAAATACGGCCCCTGTGGAAACCGAAAAGCCGGATGGCGAGACGGTGAAAACAGACGGCGATGGCTCGGCACCATCCTCGCCTGAAGCGCGAGCACCTGAAAAGGTCTCAAAAGACCCAGTTCAGGAGCGGATCGACAAACTCACACGCGAAAAGTACGACGCCTTGAGAGAGGCGGACTTGAACCGCTACAAGGTAGAGCAGCTCGAGCGCATGCGCGAGCAAGCGGCCAGGTTCGAGCAGGAAGACAAAGCCGAAGAGGCGAAGGCTTCCGGCCCTCCGACTCTCGAAAGTTGTGGGTTTGACGAAGCGAAGTACCACGCCGCCACTCATGCGTATTTTCTGAACATTGCCCGCGAGGAATCCTCAAAGGCAACCGAACAGACGCTGAGAGCAGAACGAGAGCGCGAACGAGCTGCCGAACAGCAGCGCTCCTGGAAAGCCCGCGAGGCGGAATTCGCCAAGTCAAAGCCCGACTACTTCGAGAAGGCTTACGACCGCTCGCTTGCGTTAACGAACGAGATGCTAGCCGCGATTGCGGAGAGCGAACGAGGTCCGGCGGTGGTCTATCACCTGTCCGAGAACCGAGAAGCCGCAGCCGCCATCTCACGTCTCCCCCCGTTAGCGCAGGCAGTCGAAATCGGTCGCATCGTCGAACGCCTCGCCAAGCCCGTTGCACCCGCCGCTGTGAGTCAGGCACCCCCGCCACCCCCGAAAGTTGAGTCGCAGGCGGCTGCTACCGAGAAAGCCCCAGAGGACATGATCGGCGCAACCCCAACTCAGTTCGAGAAGTGGAGGAGGAAGTACATGGCGAAGTAGCCGCGCGGTAGTTAGACACAAGTCCTCCGCAGGCTTTGGCGGAGGATTTCAATGGCTAACGCATTTGCGGTTACCGATCTCGTTGCAAGCGAAGCGCTGCGCGTCGCGCACGAGGTTGCGCAGTTCATCGGCACGGTCGATCGTCAGTACGACGATTCGTTCAAACAGACTGGCGGCAAGCACGGCTCCACGCTGCGCGTGAAGAAGCCGAACCAGTACACGCGCCGCCAGGGCTCGCGTGTGATGTCGGTGCAGGATCAGGACGAGCGCACGTCCACCATTACGGTGGCGACGCAGGATGGCGTCGACATGCGCTTCAACTCGCAGGAGTTGATTCAGTCTGTCAGCAATGGTGCTGCGTTCAACGATCTGTCTGAGCGATACATTCAGCCAGCCGTAAAAACGCTGGTTTCCGGCATCGAAAGCGACTTCATCGCCTTCGCCACCAAGGCCACTTGGAATACTGCCGGCACTGCCGGCACGCCCCCCACGGATCTCGTCGCGTTTGGCGCCGCTCGCGCGAAGCTCAACCAGAACTTGGCGCCGAAGGATGGCAACCGCAACATTCAGTACGACTCGGTGAACATGGGCACGATCGTGAACGGCCTGAAGGGCTTGTTTCAGGACTCGAGCCAGATCAAGGAGCAATACCGCGAGGGCATGATCGGCCGGACCGCAATGGCGGACTGGTATGAGAACGATCGCATGTGGACGCTCACGAACGGTTCGGACGTGACGTGCACGATGGCCGCTGCCGCGGCTGTCACCGATGGTGCGCTCTCAAGCACCAACGGCCTTGCCATGACGATGGCGTCGCTTTCTGCGGCTCCTGCGACTGGCGCGGTGTTCACGGTTCCCGGCGTCTACGCCTGCCACCCGGAGACGAAGGCGATTCTGCCCGGCGCTCCGCTGCAGCAGTTCGTAATCACGGCCGGCACCACGACCATCCAATCGATCGCCCCGCAGATCTTTCTGACTGGCCCTCGTCAGAACGTCTGCAGCGTCTCTGGCGCGCAGCTCACCACTGCGACGTTTGACGGCACCGGCATCGTGCCGGTGTTCGTCGGCGCTGCTTCGACGTCGTACGTGCAGAACCTGATGTACCACAAGGAAGCGTATCAGTTCGTCACCGCGGACTTGCCGCTGATGGACGACGCACAGAAGTGCGTGCGCAAGGTCCAGGACGGTCTCGCGATTCGCGTCTGGATGGGCTCGGACATCCGTAACGACGAACTCCTGATGCGTCTCGACATCCTGTACGGCATGGCAGCACTGCGTCCTGAGTGGGCGTCGCGCATCACGATGTAGTTAGGCCCTTAAAAAGGCGTTTACAGCCCGGCTGGAATCATCTAGCCGGGCGACTCCATAGAGGAAACGATTCAAATGTCAGCAGCTTCAGGTGTTTCAAGCACTGCTCAGAATTACGAGCAGGTCAGTTACGGCGGTTCCGCGTCCCAGTGGCGCGGTCAGCACCGCCAGATCATCGCGGACGCGGTTGCAACGCGCACGCTCCTTCCGAAGGAAGCGGGTTCTATCTGCCTGTTCGATACGGCTGCTGGCTGTATCTACACGCTTCCGGCCCCGGTCATCGGCATGGAGTTCAACTTCGCCGTCTCGATCACTCGCACGTCGAACGCTCACAAGATCATCACGAGCGCGGCTACCGAGTTCCTGACAGGCGGTGTGTTTCTCGGCAACTCGGCTGCGGCCACCGGCGAGTTTTTCGCTGCTGACGGCACGACGATCCGCGCGCTCTCGAGCAACGGCACGACCACGGGCGGAATCATCGGCGACTTCTACACGGTGACTGCCATCAGTTCCACGGTGTGGTTCGTTCGCGGTGTGCTCAACCAGACCGGAACTGCCGCGACTCCGTTCGCGACGTCCTGATCTTTCGATGGGTAAATGGGGCCGGGACTTCAAACCGGCCCTTTCTTAGGTGCTAGTTGGAGGCCCGATGCTCGTTCTCGATATCGTCACAGACTCACTGCGACAGATCGGCATCATCGGCGAATCCGAAACGCCTTCGGCTGATCAGGGCCAGGATGCCGTCACGCGGCTGAATGACTTGATGGCATCGCTTGCCGAGGACGATATCGACCTGGGCTGGAACCCCAAGGATACGACTGGCGATGCGGCTGTCCTGCCGCTCGGTGAAGTTCCTGTCATCAAGGCATTGCTAGCCATCAACCTGGCTGGCGAATACGGCGTCGAGGTTCCGCAGCCGACTCTCAAGATAGCGCACGACGGATATCAGCGGCTGTTACGAAAGGCGATTCAGCAGGTCATGCGCGTCACACGGCTTTACGTTATGCCGCGCGGCAACTTCCAGACGGTCACGAACAGGATCGAGACCGATCAGTCGTGAGCCGCATCCCGCTCCCCATTGAGACGTACGACAAAGCACCGAGCGCTACGGCCGAGCTCGTCAACTGCTTTGTTGAAGCACTGCCTGAGGGCTCAAAGGGTCCGGTGCTGCTTACGCGCGCTCCTGGGATTGCGTCCGAGGGGCTTTTCGGCAATGGCCCTATCTATGCAATGCATCCGATTAATTCGGTGTTCGGTGCGCTTGCGATCGTGAGCGGTACGGACGTCCTGCTCGCGAACAGTTCGCTTGGGTACTCGACTGCTGGGTCTATCGGAACGATTACGTCAGTGTCTGTGGCGGCGAACACGGATGCTGTCGTAATCGTCAACACGCCGGATGCTTGGTATATCCCATATGCAACAGGCGTCTTGACGCAGATCACGGACGCGGATTTCACGGCTCGCGGCGCGTCGAGGGTGCGTTTCGTAGACAACTGGTTGCTGTTCCTAGAGCCTGATTCCGGGCGCTTCTTCGGCGCAGACCTTGGGTCCGCATCGAGCTTCGATGCGTTGAACTTCGCTACCGCCGAGGCATCGCCTGACAACTTGGTTGGCATGGAGGTTGATCACCGCCAGGTCATCTTGTTCGGTGAAGAGACGGTTGAGATCTGGGAGAACACTGGCGTCAGTGGGTTTCCGTTCGAGCGTGTCATCAACGGATTCGTTGAGATCGGCTGCTTCAATGGAGACAGCGTCGCGAAGTGCGATAACTCGGTCTTTTGGCTTGCGAACGACTACACGGTGCGGCGTCTCGATGGCGTTACGCCGGTCCGCGTCAGCACGCACGGGATCGAGAAGATCATTCAGGCTTCCACGATCTCGACTGCCAACGCTTTCTCGTATAGCCAAGGCGGCCATCTTTTCTACGTCTTGTCGTTCAACGAAGCGACCGTGGTGTACGACGCCACGACGCAGAAGTGGCACAAGCGCCAGTCGTACGGCTACGACAACTGGGCCGTGCAATGCCACGTGTCGGCGCTCGGATTGGAGCTTGTCGGCTCCTCGGTGAACAACAAGATCGGCTCACTCGACGCCAGCGTCTATACATACTTCGGCGACACGCAGCGCATGTCGTGGCGTTACCAGCCTATCTACAACGAGGCAAAGCGCGCGGTTCACGACGAGATCGAAGTCGTGATGAAGACCGGCGTGGGGCTTACGACTGGCCAGGGCTCTGA